AACCGGCCCATAGTCTTTTGTGGCCGCGTCCTTAAATTTCGGCCCTGTTCCGATTTGTTCCCATCCTTTTTGGGTAAATTCTTCTGTGACGTTCTGGTCCCCTTTTTGAATTGTCCGGGTAGAACCGAGTTTGTGTTGCTGCCCGGCCTGTGGACCCAAAAGCTGCCCCTTGGTATACTCAATATACTTCTTGGCCTTTGCCGGATCTGTTGACGCCAGCTCATTTAGCCCCACCATGAAAGAAACATCCTCTTCGGCCCTGTCCCCAAAGGCGCCCACAAGGTTGCTGCTGGTGTCGTGGGTTGCCATTGAAAGCTGTTTAACGAACTGGGCGTCATCCAGGCTGGTGTCGATCGTAGCCAAGCCCTTTGAATACATCTCGCGGAGTTGCTTTTGTTCTGCCACGTTCCATGCCTGTGTTTGCCTCTGTCCTTGCACAGCCGTCTGTTCGGCTGCCATATCACCTAAAGCGTTTTGTTGCTGCCCTTGCCTAACCTGCTGCCCCTGGCGTATAGATCCGGCCAGGTTCACCCGCTCTGGAGGCTGAAAATATTGATTATAGGTTTGTAATGACATATTATCTCCTTTTATCCCGGATATGGCGTATAGCTTCCTGGTGCCTGGCTTGGGTTTTGATCATAATAGCCCTGATTTGATAACTGTTGCGCCCCTGCTCCGAATGGTGCGCCCTGCTGCGGATTATAAGACCCGTATGCTTGCCCCAGGGCGTTAAGCCCGCCGCCTATCATGTTCTGAAGGGCTGCCGACTGACCCAGGTATCCGCTTGCCTGTGCTTGGCCGGCATACTGTGCATTGGCTCCCATGTTTCCTGCCACCTGAGATCCGAACATACCCATTTGACTAGCCGGACCTGATTGACCGATTTGACCCACTCCGCCAGCTTGCGCCCACGGATTTACTTGGGTTTGCATCCATTCATTAATCCAGTTACCGCGCATCTGGCCGGCCAAAGGAACCGCATATTCAGCCATATCTCGACCGATGGAACCAACCCCGCCGCCCCTGGCCGCGGCCCTCTTCCCTAAAGCCGTTCCTGCTTGATCAAGAGAGCCCTGGAGGGTCTTGTAATAATCAGAGTCTTCAAACTTGCCCGGACCCCTGGATACCGCTGCTCCAAAGTGGGCAAAAGCGCCTTTTTCCCACGGTAGTCTCCACTTTGCCGCCTCCATAAACGGCAGCATGTCTTGACGTGAACGTTTATACATGCGCCACTGAATATCAGATGATATTTGGGCAGCGTCCTTCTGTGCGCCTGCTGCTGATTCAGCGGCTGACATACCCATCGCCCCGCCTCCTATCGCTCCAATTGCTCCTATTACTGCTCCGGCTACTGGCATATCTTGGCCCTCCCTACTATGTTTTGGCCGATCAACTGGCCATCTTTTAAATAACTCAACTCTGTAAACCCTTCTTTTTTAAATCCACAATTATATGAAAACAAAAGCGCCTGCCGATTATCTTCAGGCACAAAACTAATTATTTTAGTAAATTGGGTGTAGTTAAAAATCCATTCAACGGATTCCTTTCCGTGATCTACCGCATATCGCCCGCGACCACCTGGCAGTGTCGCTGTGTGGACTTCCATCATGATAGAGTTCATGGGCTTATACCAGAACGCTACATATTGCCCGTCAGTTAAAACAACGGAAGAATCGCGCTTTATAATACCGAGCAGGGCAGTCCCCAGAACGTGCCTGAACTTCGCGTCAACAAGATCGTCTGCTATCCAGGGCCAAACAGAATCGTCTGAATAAATCTTGTTTAATAAGTCTTTGTCTTTGTCCGTTGCCAGCCGGATCATAAGCGCCCCTTATCTTTCTTTTATTGACTGTATTTCCCTGATTAAATTAACGTGCATTTTGTTGATTGAATCTTTTATGGCATCAACCTTTTTTTCTATTTCTTTATTCGTGGCCTGTGCTTTTTCCTCTGTTTTTACCTGAGCTTTTTTAACATCGGATATCTGGCCGCTACTGATTGCAAAACTAGCGCCCAGAACGATTATGGTAATAGTGACGAAAGTTCCCAGGAGGGTGAGCATTGTTTTTGTTTTTGGGCGCTCGGCCAGGTCTTTATTCGTGGCCATTTCACCGTGAGCTTTACAGTCTGGGCATGGATCCATTATTGTCCCCTTTTTATTTAGCTTTGATGTATTCCTCTGCTCGGCTGATTTTTGTTTGGATGTCTGCTAATAGCCTTTGGTATTCTGCCTCGGTTCGCTTCCATTTCGGCAAATATTTAATTTCGATGGCCTCCTTAACAAGAACTTTCTTTTGTTCTTCTGTGCCGTTTAAGACGGCATCAACCTTTTGAGCTGCTTCAATGTCATCGCCTCCCCGGTCGTAATTGTTCTGGAATACTCTGGTAAGAATATTTATTTCGTCCGCTGTCAGGTCGGCGCTTGCATATGCCGGGATTAACAATAGTGCCACTACAATAATTAATCTTTTCATTTACCACCATCCTTCCGTTGCGTTATAATTAACATTAATTTTATTTCCATCTGTTACGGCAGTTGCCACACCAGCTCCGGCACCCGATAGTTGCTCGGTTCCGTTTGGATCGACAGTGAGGTCATTGCCAGAAGAACCAACGTTGATTAATTTATAGTGGGTGCCTTCTGTGCCAGCCGGTAGATTTGCCGTAATTACTCCGCCGTCAGTATCACAATATATTACATGGTCGGTGCCTAGGACAGTATAAGGAGTGTCGCCATCGTCAATGCGCGTGGTGTTTACTATGCGACCGCCGGTTGTGGTTGTTAAGTCGGAGGTGAAGGTTAAGCTGGTATTAGGGAAAGTGCCACCTATTAATGGTGTTGCTGTGTCACTGTTAGATATATAGAGCTTATTAGCTGCTGTTTCGCTATAGCCGGCTTGGTAGCCGAGGAAGACTCCACCGTTGGAAGTTTCCATTAAATACCCAGCCCGATATCCCAAAAAAGTGTTGTTGTCTGTTGTGCTTCCGGTATATCCGGCCTCTCTTCCTATAAACGTATTGTAATTACCTTCCAGTGAATTGCCTGTAAAATATCCGATAATAACATTATTATCAGGATCAGTACCACCACTCTTTAAAGCCTCAAACCCTGCAATAAAGTTACCAGTGCCTGTAGTAACCGATGCCCCGGCACCTTGCCCAAAAATAGTATTACTAGCCCCGATATCAAACAACCCGGTAGAGCCTCCCAGGATGCCGGTAACACCTGTGCCGCTAGCAAAGTTTAGTATGATATCGCCTGCCCCGGTTATATCGAGCCTGTTGGCCGTGGAGCTTGAAAGCCATATGTCCGAATCGGTGCCGAAGATAAGTTTTTCATCGTCAATCAACATCAAGTCGTCTTCAGACTTGAAGTAGTCTTCATCCTCCATCCAATAATAAACACCAGTGTTAGTAGTGCCAATATGATTAATTGTTAAATCGGTATTTGCCGAAGAAGGATTCAAATCGATAATGTCTGCTTGAAGATCAAGCCTTAACGTTGTATCAGAATAAATGGCAGTGTTGGTATCAAATAAATATATAAATTCGCCCGTAGGGATTAGGACGTCATCACTGAAATTGAAGTAATCATTATCTTCATCCCAGGTCAGTACACCTGAAGCCGTATTCGCCCTGAATGTAACGACGACATCCTGGTCGGCTCCAGTCCTGCCAAGGGTCAAGGCCGACGTTGTGGCGTTCAGGTAAAGCGCGTCAAGGGCGTCATACGCTATGCCGAACGTGTTAGCAGACCCGTCATATTTTACTACTGCGTCACCATCGGAATCGTACAGGATAAAATCAGTCCCAGAATCATAGCCCAGAAAGCCGATGTTGGCCCTGGCTGATCCAGTCCAATAGCGCCAAAACATATTACCGAAATTATCTTCTGATATCGCCTCTTGTCCCCATGCCGGCGGACAAAATAAAGAAAGCAAAAGAGAGAAGAGAATTATTTTTCTCATGTTATTACCACCCTAAAATAGGATATCGAATAAGTCTCGGTTGACGTACTCAACAATTGAATTTTCTCCGTTGTGGCGTCGTAATTAAAAGAGAACATCTGGTCTGAGGTGTCCCCAATATCCATTATTTCGTTTTGTCCATGTCTGGTGGCCAGGGTGCCGTCATCGGCCCAAGTCACCATTAACATGCCGCCCCGGATATTTGTGTCGTTCTTGATGAAAATTATATACCAAACAAAGTTTCCGAAACTCGCCTCGAAACTATCAACAACGTCATCGGTGCCGGAAACCTCAACACCGCTAACCATCTCAAATGCATCAAATAACCCTCTTTTTTTATATAAATGCTGGAAAAACAAATTCCAAGGAGTTGACCATCTCCGATCATCACCGGCAAGAGGCGCAGAATTAAAAGGATTTATGAATTTATTTTTCATACTTTACCAGCCCCGGATATAAAAATGGCACCGTGGATTTCCAGCGGAACAGGTGCAGAGCAAGAGAATTCATAAACCCTATGGTTTGAAATGCCCATGCTGTCCCAAAAAACATCTATAAACCGTTCGCCTTCTTTGCCCATTTTAGCAGGCATATAATTTTCCCATGTTTTCATGTGGTCGTCTGAATATCTGAGTTCACACAGCGGGGAGCCTTCGCCGCTCAAGCCTATGCCCGTTTTCATGCGAAGTTGTATCATGTCATGTCGGATATGTTTACCGCCGGAATGCATGGACGGCAGGGTCTTTACCATTCTGATAATCTCATCGCCGTTATCGTACCTGGTTTCATCGGACAACAAATAAATCTTGCCGTTGTTACGATCCAAGGCCACAACCTCGGACGACCCACCATCCTTTTGAGCAAGCAGCAACCCCCGAAACATGTTTTCCATATTGCCGGACGTAATTTCCCAAATCATTTGGTTGCCCATATCAAAGCACCAGGTTTTATTATCGTCAGGGAATGCTAATATGTACCAGGCAAAGCCTTTCCAATACACGCCGGAGCCCCTGGCCGTTTCTGGATGCGTATAGCTCGATATTTTCTTGTGGATCTCCGGTGTTGAAATAACGGCATAATCGTTGCCGCTGGTCTTACATATCCGGTTCGCAGAGTCTAAGAAACACACGCCCTTGTCTATCTCAGCAGGGCTGTGGGCAGCACCGAGCCCGATTTCATGAGTAGCGCCCTGCGTCCTTGTAAACGGGAAATCGTCTCCGCTGTTCCAGTACCACCCAAGCACTGAAACGCCGAAGGCGATCACCTGCCCACTATTGGAAAACATCGCTACCAAATCATCGGCTTTCCGGCCCTCTTCGCCTTCGTCAAGGCTGCTCCATTCTGAAGGATCATCGAGGGTGGATATGTACCAAGAATCGGAATCGGGAAGAGGCACAATAAAATAACCGTCTTGATATGTAACAGTTTTAGCTTTAATTGCTTCGTCGTCAGAAATACTGGTTAAAGATGTTGCGCCGTATGCTTGATATTTTGCCTGCCTGCCGTCCACAACCATCATTTTAGTTGCACCAAAGGCAAGACTAACCGGCCCACTACTAGTGCTGAGCGTCCCGATTTCTGTGGCTGTCCAAACAGTATTGTTAATTCGATACAATTTGTCTTTGACGACAGCGTAATAATACCCGTCCCACCACTCAAGCGCCCTGCCTTCCCCATATGCAGTGTCAACCTTATCAAGCAGCCCTGGCCGGCGGATCACCGCGGCCTCGCCCGTTTCCGTTTCCGTGGTGACATACAGGTTTTTCGGGAATGTACCTTCTGGGCCCGGTAACTTCGATATAAATGGGAATTCCATATTTTTACCTATAGTCGGTTAGAATATCGCCTTGCTCGTGATTAACTCCAATGTCAGGCACTGAAACCGTAGTTCTGCTTTTCGACCCCTGTGTTGTTATGGCCGCCTTCGTCCGCCTCCAGTCTGCTACCCAATACGGATCAATCGGCATGTGCTTTTTAGCGGCAAGTTGAAGCCTCATGTCACATAAAAGCATGTGTCTGAAAGCAGGGCTCAAAGATATTGTCTCGCTCAGTTTAGCAGGCTCGGCAAAAGGCTCCTCTGCCCAATAAATACATGTCTCGGCAGCAGTAATCGGCGTAGAATCGAAATAAATCGTCCCATCTGGATAAGTCGGCACATAATAAAGCTCGGTCGGCCTCTGGCTTACTGTTTTCTGGCCTAATCTCGCGTATTGATCGACCGTCTTTACTCTTAGCGGATAATCAACATTCGACGCATCACGGATATAGGCAGACTTTATTTCTAATGGCCGGGCGTTATCAACGTCGGCGGCATCGCTTGCACCGACCAAAAACGACTGTTGCAGGGCGGTTAAAAACGTGCTGCGTACCAGGCTGGGTATAAAATTAGGTTCTTCAGAATATAGCCCTAAGACGCGCTGGAGTGTCCTCAGTGCGGTTGCTTGGTCCCGCCCATCAAGGTCAGGCTTGGCCTTTGAAAGAAAGCCTATATCCTCGTATGCGTCCTTAATCAACTGCAAATACGTCATGGCCTACTACCTCGCGAAGTTATTGCCGCTTTTCTTGGTTTTTTTGGGCTTGGGTGGTTCTTCAGGCTCTGGCTTAACAACCGCCTTCTCATCAAACCGAGTTTCGAAGTCATCAATAGGAACGTGCATCACAAGTTCTGGCTCGATCGGTTCCTGGGATTCAACTACATTTTCTGCCAGCGTCGGCACATTTTCAGGACGATGACACCAGCCTTCAGCCATCAATTTGTTATACTCTGCCGGATCTGAAATGTTGCGGCCCTTGGGACAAGAAGAATGGTAAATCCTGATATTTCCTATCCCGTCGCTTCGCCATCTCAGGTGCGGAACTTCTCTTGGATCGTTCATTTTGTACCTCGTGGGGCCAGTTAAGGCCCCGTTAAATTGTTAAGGATTAAGTATTAAGTTGCAGTACACAGGATGTCACCAGCAATAGGAGCTGACCCGTTGATGTACCAGAAAGTTCCGTCTGATTCAAAGTCTACCCAGTCGCCTTCAAGGATACCATCGTCAAGCGTAATTGTATCTTCTGCCGAACATGCAACATGAGTACTATTTACTATTACAGACCCATAAATAACATCTTCAAGCGTATTCCCGGATACCACTGTATAGTCAGCACCGTCAGCAGCATCAGCAATAACAAACTTAAAGTAACAGCCCGCGCTTACGGTAGAAATGGCCGGGAGGATTGATTCGAACTCTGCGTCCGCATCAAGATAAAATATCTTCCCGCACTCTGCCGCTGTAATGGTGTTGGCCGCTGTTACCCGTTCATTCTGCTTTAAAATCTCACCAGTGATTGCGACAATACCAGTCCCGGTAATGGTTAGATCGTCGCCAGCAATTAAGCGGAGATCACCATCAGATGCACCTACAGCCTCTATGTCGATCGAGCCAGCATTCGCGTTAATGGTAATACCACCCAAATCAGAATCTAACAGTATAGACTCGTCACCAGTGCCGCTATTAGCAAGAAGGATAATCCCGCTTGTGGTTCCGCCAGCAGAATCTAATTTAATAGAGTCAGCCGCATTCTCGGTTGCTGTGGCAAGGATTGAGCTTCCGGTAGATGTGATCGTGATATCTTCAGTAGCAGCAGCCGCAGCCGCAGCAATGTTAATACCACCGACAGATGAGCTTATCACTATCGAATCTGTGGCACTTTCAGTTGCTGTGATGATAACTGATCCGCCGGTATTCGTTACAGAAATATCCTCACCAGCGGCACCAGTGGTTGTAATATCGATGTCCGCGTTTGAAGTTATGTCGATGCCACCGACAGCGGTACTGGCCGCTATCACAACAGCATCGGCAGCAGCTTCTGTGGCTGTGATATTTACAGACCCACCAGTATTGGTAAGTGTAATATCTTCACCAGCAGCACCTGTAGTCGTAATGTCAACGTCCGCATTTGAGGTGATGTCAATCCCGCCCACCGCAGTACTTGCGGCGATAACAACAGCATCGGCAGCGGCCTCGGTTGCTGTAATAACAACTGAACTTCCAGTGGCCGTCAACAGGATATCTTCACCAGCAGCAGAGCCGGACGTTAAGAGCTGAAGACCACCAGCGGAAGCATCAATAACTATTGCGTCGTCTTCATCTTCGGCAGATGTAATAACAATGCTCAGAGCAGCATCAACATCAATACCACCAGCTGTAGCATCGATATTATATGCATCATCCCCGGTCCCTTGGGTGTTAACCATTGCGATTGTTTCACTGGTGCCGCCATTCGTAAGCAAGTAAATGGCCGATGCGGCGTTTTCAGTCGCGGAAAGATTAACGGACCCGCCAGTATTGCTAATATCAACATCCTGGCCAGCAGCGCCAACCGCAGCAATATCAATACCACCCGCCGAAGCTGTGAGCTGTAAAGCGTCAGCAGCGGTGCCAGCGGAGGCAATAATAATGCTAGAATCTGTTGCACCGGTTAGGGAGAACGTGAAGTCATCAGCGCTGCCATCAGCAGTCTTGGTAATTATGGATGCAGTCCCGTCGTAATGCTCCCAGGTCACGGCTCCGGTATCAGTTGAAAAATCTATGATATTCGATCCCATCGCTATATCAAGATCTTCTGTGCCTTCAATAAATGAGATAGTCCCGTTGGCCGCGTTATCGATGGTGGCACCGTTCTCAAGTGCAAAACTCAAGAAAGTACCAACACCTGCCTTGGTAACATTCCAGGTGTCGTCTGATCCCTCGATATCAGCACCAGTGCCAGCGTTCTGAATATCGATGGTATTACCAGAGCCAGCAGTTTTGTTGATATCCAAACCAACATTAGTCGCATGGCTCATGTTAAGAGTTATCGCCGTACTGTCAACTGTGACTGTAGGGCTTTGATTATAGGCAGAATCAAGAGAGACTGCCCCGCCGGCTGTGGCGGTCAATTCCGTCACGGTGCCTGCGTCATCTTCGAAATATAGGTCTGAGGTGCCAGCATTGTCTTTGACATAAATCCAGCCGCGATTAGGCGGAGGAGTGTCTGCCGGATCGCTGATCTCAGGAATGGAAACGTAATTCTTCCTTTCAAGATCAATATCTGACATGCGGTCTTTAAGACCTGCCACCATAAACATCGATAGCATGGTCAGCATTGCAACACCCCAAACAAACCTTTTACTCTTCATTTTTATTACTCCTTTTATTCGGTTTGCTTAAAGTTAAGAACCAATAATTCTACATGCGCCCATCGGCTCCAGAACATCAACACCATAAAGCACATCAGCTCGCCAGATAGTAAGATGGTTTTTCACATCGTAATCGGCAGACACCTGAACGCTGATCCCCTCAAAAGTCATGTTTTCACAGAACGGGGCCATCTCCTGTTTTTCCAGTTCAATGGTTGCCAAACAAAGCGCGTTACGGTGAAATGCCAGGCTGATGCCATAAGCAGTGCCAGCGGTCCCGGCTACGGTTACGGCCTTGTCTTGCGTAGGCACAAGGCTGATATTCTGATAGGGGTCTTTGTCAGCATCACCGGCAGCGGTGCGGATGTTATAAGGCGCTGTTCCTGGTACACATGCCTGAGCATCGATATTGGTAGACGCATCAACTGTGCCATCTGACATCGCTACAAACTGACGCAAGAAGGTGTAGGCTGTTCCGTCTTCGGGGTTGACAGCGTAAGAATCTGCACAAGTAAAAATATCGCCAGCTTCCATTATATTTGCTGAAGTCCCGCCCTTGATGGCTATTGTGGTGTCTTCTGTGGTTCCGGTGGTTTTTACAAGCAGGGTGTCTCCCTGCGCGGTCCCTACGGTATGCCGTTTGAGGTATATCGACTCGTAACACTTAAACCCGTGAAGTTTAATCGGCAGCTCGCCGTCTATGGGAGCCTGTTGCACCATTGCGCCGACCATCGGCTGATGGAAAATGGCTTGTATATTCTGGCCGATTTCGGTAACTGCGGCAGGATCCAGGATGCAATGACAATCATTAACTGGGCATCCGAGGTATGTTAACCGCTCCCTTGCCTGTCGGACAGTCTTGTCGTCCGGCGCGGTGCCAGGCGTACCAACCTGATTAGGAATCTTTGCGTAGAGATTCATAATCGCGGACTCAATAGCCACGGCCAAGGCTCGACCGGCAGGCTTTAGAATCTCTTCGTTTACTTCACCCTTGAGCATATTCAGGGTCATTTGCTGTCCGGTCAATTGAAAATCAGTCCTTGCCCGGCTGGTGGTGGTAATGGTATGTGAACGCTGGTAAACGTCCTGAACAGTGGTTATCGTTGCTGTGGTAGATGCCCGAAAAACAATGGGCTTCTTTACAACAATAGACCCTGCGGTCCGATAACCTTCCTTAACAAACTGCCCGACCTGCCGGTTAACACATCGCCCGGCTACAAGGGCTTCCCACAGATTCATCGTAATTAGTTTGACCACTAAACCTGATGTGGTTGCAAAAGTATTCGCCATTTTAAGCACTCCTTACATAAAAAAAGGGGCAGCATGAAGGTGTGGCCCCACACTGCCCCTAATTAATTTTTTAGTCAGTCAGGGCGCTACCCTAACCAACGTACAACACATAGTTTATATTATTCCTTTTGCTGCGTTCTCCTCTCTAATTGTTCTCATGAAATCAGACATCGGCATTTTGATGTAATCCTCTTGGGTGTAATTCACTCGGCCAGCGCCAGGCGTAACAGGGTTAATGGGCGCGGCGGCCTGCGAAACAGCTCTCGGCTCCGGCTTTTTACTGTTACGGGCTTGTACTTGTATCTGACCGATTCTGACGGCTACCGCTACAGGGTCTTGAATGAAAGACAATTCGTTGCCCACGTCAGGGTTTCGAGCAAGGTAATAGGCTACGGAAGCAGGATCATCGATGCTTTCAATAGCGTTTTTCATCTGAGCCGTATAAGGAAAACTCGTGTTGAACGCTATCTTCTGAAAATCTCCCGGCTGTAATCCGTATTCCGTCTCTATCCTGGCCCCACCTTCAGCAAGTTTTTTCGATGTCTCAGAGATCCTGCGGTTTCGTTCCTGAAGAGTAGTTTCCTGCTCTTGCTGCTGTCGAACGGTGGACATCTGTGATTGAACCTGGATAGCAGTGTTGTGTGAAACCAGCGCCTGCAAATACTCCTCATCGTCAACATAATCATTACGATTAGGTGCTTTATCTGCTGTGCCCGGTTGCGGTGTCTGTGCTTGTGCTTTTGTTTGTGCTTCGAGAGCATCAAGCCTGCTTTTCAGGTCTTCGTTTTCGCGCTTAGCTGTCCACTTCTCGGCGGTCAGCTCGTCTATGCGCTTCCGAACTCCGTCTTTTTTGACTTCAGCCGGCGGTGTTTCTGTCGGCTGCCCATCTTGCGGTTGCACGTTTTCTGTGGGTAGCGAATCCACATTTTGTGCGCTCTGTGCCGGGATTTCCCCCCCGTCAGGGACTGTCGGTTGAATGATTGTTTCGTCCATAGTTAATGCGCTCCTTTGGCGAATGTTTGCCCGGCTATCCCCGCCGGTAGGGGTTTATCATTCCGTTACTGTATAACTTTTACCGAGGTTTGTAATTTCCCCGGTTTTATGGTTAATGGCTTTCATGTCAATACCGTCATAATATATCGTTATTTCGGCGACATAATCTCCGGGAACAGGCACAAACTTATAAACCTTCCCGCCTGAATCTTTGAGATATAGGTCTGGCGGTGCGTCCGTTGTAGAGCTTGACAGCCAAATAGAGTCAATCTTGCCGGGTGTAAACTCGATAGTCTCCGGAATTTCAGTGTCATCTAACGCTAAAGACAGGTCGTCTATAATTTGCTGGCTTTTGTTTGGTATCGCCTTCAAAATGACAAGACAGGCACAAAGCATGGCAAAACCAATAAGCACAAAAACCCCAAGCGCCGTACTTCCTCTTTTATTATTCACATCTACACCCTTTGTTAGAGTTTAAGCCATTATAAATGTAACAAACTCAGTCCCGGCAATGGTCAAATCGCTCTGATCGATCACCGGTTTACAATGCAATCCCTTCGGTCCGAAATCATGCCTCTGTGACACCGATTCAGCCGTCAGAATAAACGACAGGATCACGGCCCCGTCAACGCCTTCATTATGCACCTCCAGAACGTCAGCAGCGTTTCCCTGGAATGCTACCATCCTGATTGACACTTCGCCACGAGCGTCCGCAAATTCAGGATATAGAGCCGCCAGGTCGATATCAGTATCGATCGCGGAGAATGTTATTACCTTGCCGCTTTTTACAACTGTGTTTGCCATATTAATTCATCTCCTTTGGTAATGGATTTGCTTTGCTTGCATCAACGGACCGCTCTGTTTCTTTGTCCTGCCGCAACAGACCGACATTTAAGGCAGTTAACAGCATCCCGGGGAAAGACTCTCCCTTCTCTAAAATAACGTTCTTGGACCTCACGTCGAATTTAAGGTCTATTTGCCAATGGCCTTCATGGATGCCCTCTTGGACAATTAGTATCTTAGCCAGAACCTTGTGAGAATATTCATAATTCTTCCTTGTGCCTATCGATTCGCCCATTTTGTTAATTAGCGAGTTGCCTTTCTGCATACCATCCCCCTTTAGAAGGCTTAAAGCCCCAGTTTAATTCCTCTATTTGTGGCAATGCTGCTGTTGGTCTGTCTAATATTATTTCGTTCATTGCCTCTGTGTCTAGCGTCTCATAATCTATAAAATCCGCTATCTTGCGGCAGGAATCAGCCGGCTTATTGATCAAGTCCTCGAACCGTACTGATAGCACCTCGCCGAGCTCACGAACTGCTTTCAGGCCGTCCGCGGTCTTCTGCTTTAGTGCCTTAATTGCCTTGGCATCTATCCTGCGTGTCGGCCCTGGCCAGAACTCGTCTAAACATTTAACCTGGCTCTTGCCTATCTGATACCAGTTCCGACGCAGCCAGATAAACCGATAATCAAAGCCGTCAAATTTGGGTATCTTGTATCGATCAGGCTCTATGATCTTAACACAAGCCCCGTCGCAGCCTTTAAGCCATGAGTGGTCGGCATCCGGGTTGTTCTTCAGCTCCAGCATGAGCGGAGTTTCAAAACAGGGGAATTCCTCGGCACAAAAGAACATGCCGCCGGCTACCAGCATTTTCATCATTAGGCTGGTGCCGCTGCGAGGCAATCCTGTGACTATTGTTATCATTCTTCCCCCTCTTTATAAAGAATCAAGGCGTATTTTTTGTTACGCCTTTCCTCGTCTAAACAGCCTACAACAAAACCAACCGCTAGGCTAATTATCATCGTCCAGAATATTTCCATCTACACTCCCCCCATCCCAGGCGGTGGCATCATTCCGCCCTGTTGAGGCCCTGGCCCGATCATAGGCGGCCCAGGAGGCCCCTGTTGCATCTGCCCGCCTTGGGGACCACCCATGTATTGATTAGCCAGAGCGTCGATATAAGCCACCATTCCGGGCACCTGGATGCCTGTCCTGATCTGTTCGGCTTCCATCACGGTCTTAACACCGTCCAGAATGGTCTTGAGCTCCTTCATGGCCTGGTTGCGCTCTGCAATCTTCAGCTTACCCAAGACCTCTATTGTCTTCGGATCGGGCGGCGGTGGCTGCTGTGGCTGTATCTGCTCACCGTCTTCCGGCTCTCTCAGCTCAGGCGGCACCAGGTATTTAAGCCGCTTTTCAAATGCCTCAGATTCTGGCGTGTCCTGCATTTTTGCCAGCAAATCAGCTATCAACGGGAATGCAGGCGGGTATTTCGTGATGAAATTCTCCCACCTGGTTAAAACTTCGTGCCGTAGGGTAACAAATTGCGGCCCGGTGTCAACGATAACATCATATTTTCCTTGAGACAGGTCGTTAAATATGCCCTGGCCGCTGTATTTCTTTGTTGATTCTACCTTCGGGCTTGCTTCCTTGTAATCCTGCGGAAACATGGCTTCAGATGCGTTAACCGGTACCATGCTTTCAGCTCCATCCATTGCCCGGATTCTCTCCAGCCTGGCGGTATCGTAGATATATGGGATGTAATCAACCAGGATGCGACCGAGGCGCTTCATGGATTTAGCCATCTCGTCAGGGTAGACAAACGTTGCAATGTCTCCCTCCATCCTCATTTGAGCGGTTGCTACGCCGGCTGTGTTCGGATCTTGATGAGTAGCGGTGTAGGGGATCCCAACAATATCATGCATGTCCTGATCGTCCTGCTGCGCTATCAGCATAGCCGCTTGACTCGGAGGCTCCGGGAACACCCGAGAAGGCGGCATTTGAGCGGTAGTCTCGTCGGGATCATCGTTATAAGTAAGCAGGTCGACGTTTTCTTTGCGGGATCGGTGATAATCTGCTTCGTGTCCTGCGAGTTGATTTTTACCACCAAGCCAAGGCGCTTTAGGCTCAAGTGCCAGTCGCTCAATTTGTACTGTTTTGGCATAGTTGCGGGACTTGATAGTATCTCTTACGTGCCGGACCATGCCCCAGGAGTGCCATTTGTTATCAATATATGCCCGCTCGCCCCAGACAGGAACAAGGGGATGCATTTCGACTTTATCATTGATCCATACTTGAGCCTCAGAGAGCTGATCAATGCCGTTAGTCTGACAATACATCCAAGGCTTATATGATTCGGTACGCTCCATCGGCTTGTTGTTTTTGTCTGTCACGGGCTCAATTCTTGCAACCTGGTCGGCTTTCTTGAGGTCTTCCAGCTCATCCTCATAAACATCCTGAATTGACTCGCCGCCAAACTGATCGAACGCCCTTATTTTAATCAGCTTTCTTTTCTTCTCTTCTCCCCGATAATAATAATCAGCTACGATTACAGACTCGCCGTTACTCCAGCTGGAAGCATGTGAAACCTCGCCCTCAACCAAGCTGATTACCTGGCTATCTGGGTATTTTGCTTCAAATTCGGACTTCTTTAGCTCTGTAATGATGAAAAACCAGTCGGCGTCCTGGAGGTCTGGATTTTTTGCAGCGGGATCCCAAATAACGGCGAAGGCGTCCGCCAGGCCGTCAATGTACAGCTCTTGGTCGAACGAGCCCTTAATATACCGGCTTTGAACGATAAGGAACCCACGCCCACATGCACTTGATGTCTGCCCGGCACCATCCTGGTACTCTTCACAATCGCTGGTCTGCTCTATGTCCCTAATTTTACCGGCCATGATAGAGGCTATGTCTTTGTCTGCATCGCCGGACTTTGGTCTAACCTGGATGCCGTAGCGGTTCATCCGCATGGCATTCTTTACTCTAGCAAGGAAAGACGGCAGTTTGTTATATTCCAGGGCAGGCCTCTCATTTCCCCTGGCCAACTTGACATCATCGTCCCATTGCTTGCCGGGGATGAAGGCAAACTCAAGATCATCCTGAGCTTCTTTCTTATCGCTGCTCTGCGCTTC